CCATTGCCCAACTTGAATCTTGCACAAGAGCAGATGTTCAAGTAATCTACAAAGATTACGTCAGGAACAAACTTCTTCTTGATCTTCAATTCTTCCATGAGGTTTCGGAAGTGGGTTACATTTGCAGCAGCCGTAGGATATTCCTTGATGATTAGTTTTCCACGGCATGTCTTCTTTAGATTTTCAACCTTGCTCTCATACTGAGCCAAAGGCATACGCTCAAGATCATGCATATCGGTATTGAGCAAGTTTGCATCAATACGCTTTGCAATTTCTTCTTCTGCCATCTCAAGAGTGATGTAAAGAACATTCAAGTTCTGAGCCAAGCAAGCAGCAGCATGATGGCATAGGAATGCACTCTTACCGACACCCGAAGCAGCCATGACTACATTCAGCGTCTTTTTACGTACACCACCTCTGGTGATGACATTAAACATTTCAAGATCGAAAGGAACTTTCTCTTCAACACGATGATAATACTCATAACGCTCATCAACATCTTCAAGGAAATCGTGACCAACGCGGGTATCAAATGACACCGACAGCGCTTTAGACATGATCTCAGGAATTGCATTCTGGGTTTTCTCCTTGTCCTTACCCTCAATGATACCGATTGATTCCATGATGCCATTGTAAATAGCCTTTTCTTTGCAGAACTTTTCAGTGTTCTCTACAAGCCAGGTTGTATCTGACTTCTCGCCTTCCTTATACATCTCGTCGGAAATAGAGACACACTTCTTGAATTCTACTTCAGACAAAGCAGTCTCATTCTCCAAGGAGATGAGAACTGCATCCTTTGTAGGAATATTGTTGTACTTCAGAATGAACTTGCTGACAATATTGAAAACCATCTTTTCAGACTTGTCATGAAAGTATTCTTCATGAAGGAACGGGACAACTTTGCGAGCATAGTCCTCATTGAGAACTAGGTTCTTTAGAATAACTGTTTCCATGTGTTTATTATATCACCTATTCAGGCTTTGTCCATCTTATCTTCATGAACATCGGCTTCCATATCTTTTTCATCCATTGCAGTAACTTGATCTTCTACAATTTTTGTAAAGATATTTCCGACAGTTTCAGTAAATTCTGGATCTTGCTGATCAAATCCTTCAGGAGCCTTGATCATCTCAATTTCCATTGTAACATTCAATGCACCATCTGCAGCTTCAGTAAAATTAATTTTACCGTAGCGATAGACAATATCTTTGAACTTTCCATCCTTGATTATGATGGGACACGTATTTGTCAAATCCGTAGTGTCATCGGGAAGCAAATCAAATTCAGCTACCTTGGCCATATTTAAAGTCCTTCTGGATTTCTGCATCCAACTTAGTGAGAATATCTTTTGTAAAATACTTTTCAGGTTCATCGTCAATGTTCTTTTCAAAAACTTTAGTTCCATCAGGAAGTTCAATACGAGTTGAAACCTTCTTGAATATATTATACTTCATTGCCAACTCGGTGAGTCCATAATAACGACTCAGACCTGAAGTATAATTTAGTCGGGTCTCTACATTCATGTTCTCCTTGACGAAACGATTCTTATAGTTGGTGCACTTGATGAAGTTACCAACAACACCTTCGTCAGTCTTATCCTTGCTCTTTGAGAGAGTAAGAATATTGCTGGCTGCATACTTTAGACCAATACCGCCACCAAGTTCCTTGGTTGGTACATAAGCACCAATCACTTGATATGTATGGTTGGTCATGAGCATGGGAATCTTTGCTTTGCCGAGTTTCAATGTAAGAACACGGAAGGTTGCCTTTGTCTGCTGTGCTTTGGTCATGTCACGAACATCCTTGCCTTCGGCAGAGTCCGTCATTTCCTTGCGTGTGGACAACATTCCAAGTGAGTCAAGAATCATGAAAACTGGCTTGCGCTCGTTTTCAGGCTGCTCAAGAATGTCATTGACAATCTTGAGGGATTGAGTCTTAAACTCTTCGATTGTGGCAACAGGAATTACTGCGATGCGCTCAGGATCAACTCCACGGGCATTAAACATGTCAGATGTTACTGCCTGCTCGGTATCAAAATAAATCACAACACCATCTTTGTGATCCTTTAGGAACTGGCCTGCGATGCCAATGGCATAGAAGGTCTTTCCTGTTGCCGGATCTCCTGCTAGGCAAGAGATCTTATTGTTTGGTAAACCACCAAAGATTGAACCAGACAGCAATGCATTCAGAGCATAAGAACCAGTATCAATGAAGCCAGAAACATCGGCACCATCAATACCTTCTGATACTAGGGTTGCGTCAGGGTTGTCAATCTTGCTAATTAAGTTTTTAAGATATTTTGACATGCTATATTATACCTCATCCAAAGAAGGATTCAAGTGTTACTTCTTGTTTTATGGACCAGTTGATTGCCTGAAGAATGTTGTCCAAAGGCTCACCAAATGTTTTTTCAAACTGTTTCATACGATCAGTATACTTTTCCAAATTAAACTTTGCAGGTGGCTTGTTTATGAAACCAATAACTCCATCCTTGCCACCCTTTCCATAAGGATTTGGAACCTTTAGGAATACAAACTTCATCTTGTCATTTTCACCGATTGCTGCAACCTCTTTATCAATACCAAGTTTCTTGATATATGCGTTATGAAGTAGTGCAGCTTTTGTGGCAATAGGAGTTCCAGATTTATAGATGTCTGTAACATCCTTATACTTTTCAATACCCTTGACACCCCGAGGAGATGCGATATCTTCCAAAGGAAGCTTCATAAACTCATCATAGAATGTATCCACATATTTACGCAACTCCTCGGGGGTCTTGGTCAGGATAATCTTGATTGAATCTTTTAGTTTATTACGAACAATTGCTGGAGTGCTGCTGCGAGCAGTCTCAAGTCCCATGATCTTCAACTTTGGTTCGGTGAAACGAACGCCTTCAAGATCATAAACAAGCAAGGCATATCGCTTCTTTGCGATGAACATTCCGGCAGCAGCAATCGCTTCACGCTTGAATGAAATCTTGTTCTGACTGCAATTCAACTTTGATGAAAGGGCAGTCATGGTCTTCGTTAGTTGTGGTTGAATATTCTTCTCGCAGATATCATTTACAAAGGAAGTAATATCAGCAATTTTTGTATTGCTGGAAACCTTTGTGATGATATCATCTAAATTTAGATATACAGAATCAGTATCAACAGCAATAACATAGTCCTTCTCAGCATTGTTCTTCATCACCTTATTGATATAGTTATTCATCTCATTCTCGGCAGTTCGAATGATTACCTGTCCGGTAACCGTAACCGCAGTTGCAAGTTCTGGAGATGAATATGTGAAAGCAGGATTGCCCAAACAACCATAAAGGCTGTTTGCCAAAATCTTCTTGACTGACTGACGAATCTTCAGAGCAGCAATACGAGGAAGCATATCCTTATTCTTGCTGCTTTCATATTCCTTCTCAAGTTGAATCATTTTCTTCTTGGCATCTTGTCTCTGATTGAACGTGATCTCAATAAGAGTTGGGATGAATCCTCTATTGTCATTTGTGAAGAAAGATCCATTGCAAGCCAGACATGCATTTCTGGATTTTGCATCCTCAATCATCACTGGAATTTCTTCGCGGGTGCTTCGTAGAAAATCATCAGCATTCAATGATGAATTCTTAACAACGCAAGTTTCGGGTGAAATATTCCAGCCCATGATGATGCTGGGATACAGGCTGGTAGCATCGAAACTAACCACGTTCTTATAGAGTCCCGGAGCAACTTCCTTTACATATGCACCAACAAATTGATCATCCTTTGCATACTTTGTCTTGAGTGGAGGAATGATCTTCCTTGCCAATAGATAGTCGCAGCAAATGGTTTCCCAGATACGAGTAGCAAAGAATACAGTATCAAATGTAATCTTTGCTTCATATGCAATAGAGACTGCAAGATCGATCAACTTGAGCTTATTGTCAAGTTTCTCAACCAGTTCAGTATCTTGGACGTTATACTCTGCAAATCTCTGAAAGTCTTTAGTATAAAACTCCCGAAGCGAGCCATATTCACTGTAATCCAATTTCTGTTCATCTAGTTCTGCCTTTGCGATAAAGTTTAGTGCGTAACTTTCCTGACTTGTGCCAGAAAACTTCTTGTAAAGATCCATGTAATCTAGGATCGTATATCCAGGCATCTCAAAGAGTTTGAAGTCCCTGCCACCAATATTGGTGACACGCTCCTTCAACAACTCAAATGGAAGCCAAGACATGATTTCCTTGTCATCAAAGAATAGTCTGGCACGACCAATTATATATGGAATATCGAACAACTTGATATTCCATCCAGTAAGAATATCTGGATCTTCCTTCTTGAGAACCTTGAAGAACTTCTCAATAAGATCCTTCTCGGATGCTGCAAGAATGAACTTGCAACCCGGAAGATTGAGTGGCTTCATGGCGATAACATAATTCAAGCCAGAGATTCTCACCGTGATAAGATTAATCCGTTCATTTGGATTATCTAGATCAGGGAAGCCACCTTCTGATTCACACTCAATATCAAAGTAGGCTACTTTGACTTTGGAAAGATCGTATTCCACCTCA